TTCGCACGCCGCGTCGAGATGGAGATGGTCGCCAAGCGGGGCCTGCCCCGCGAAGGTGACGCTGCGAAGGCCAGAGAGTTCGCTCGCCGCATTGAAGGCGAGATGGGTGCCAAGCAAGGCGGTACCCCGCTTGACGTGCGCGATGAATTCGCCAGTGTCATCATCGACAACCTCTCGACCATCCGCGCAGCTGTGCGTTCTGAGCTTCGCAAGGAGATGATGGAAGACCCTGAGATCGGCAATGCCAAGACCGTGCTCGACGCTCTGCGCGGAGTCCTTCGTCCCTACCTCCTCCCCGAAGACGCTGCTGAAATCGTGCGAGGCAAGGACGCTGAAATCCGCGAGATGCAGAAGCAACTGGCGGAACGCGACCTGAAGCTGAAAGATCTGGAGTCGGAGAACAACCAGCTCGCGGAGATGGCGAAGGAAGTCGGCTACCGCTTCTATCTGGAGAAAATGGTCTCCAACGACCCAGACGCCGCTTCCATCCGCACCCTTGTAGGAGACTTGAAGAGCTTTGAGAGTTCGGATGCCCTCAAACTGCGAGTCACTGAAGTAAAAGCAGAGTTGGACCGTAAGGCAGCAGCCAAGAAAGCCGAGTCTGACTCCAAGGCCAAGGAAGTTGTCGAGGCTCGACAGACTGAACGCAAACAGCGGGACGCGGTCGAATCTAAGTTGGCTGCAATGGAAAAGAAGATGTCGGCAGAGAAGGCTCTTCGTTTGGACATGGAAGATGACCTCATCGAAGCCAAGCGCAACGCGAAGGACATGGAGACCCGTCTTTACGCTGAGGAACGCCTCGCCAACCACCCGAAGGCAGGCAAGCTCCGGACCTTGGTGGAGAGCGCCCGTCCTACCAGCCGAAAAGCCGTCGACGCTCTCGTTGAGAGCGAACGCGAAGTAGTCCGAGACGACGACGACTTGCAGTCTGTTCGAGCGCGCATCCGAGGCCGCATGAGTGGAGGCTCCGAACGTGTGCCTGCGGAATTGTCAGAAGACGTCCCTACGCCAAGGACTCGCCGTAGTTCTGAAGGCGAAAACTGGCAGGGTCTAGGCATTAGCTTGGACCGTGTGCGCGCTTTAGCTGGTATCAAGTCCTGAAGTTCAGATAGAGTTCAAACCTGTAGAGTGGCGGTGTAGCCGCTCAGCCCCCGAAGGAGAGTGTGATGGAAGCGCGTAATATGATTCTCGAAGGTTCGACCCGCACGATTGCCGACAAGACCTACGTCGGTGCCCTTGTTCGCAAGTGGAAGGACTTGCTGGAAGGTATGCCTGACCGAAGTGAACGTGACCGTTACGTTCTTGGCGTCACTGCCGTGCTGATGGAGAACGAGTCGCAGCATCTCCAGAGCCTCGAAGAAGAGACTCGCCTCGTGAACGTCGGCTCGTTCACGAAGTTCATCTTCCCCGTCCTCCGTCGTGTGTTCCCGAACCTCATCGCCCACGACATCGTGTCCGTGCAGCCGATGACGGCCTCGGTCGGCGCCGTGTTCTTCCTCGACTACGTCTACGACACGAACAAGGCTCCGACCCAGCGCGGTCAGGTCTTCCCTCGTGACTTCGACCGCAACTACACGTCGGAGAAGATCGACGGCGAGATCCTCGGCACCGGCAACGGCGCTGACTTCGGCGGCGCTGGCGCTCCGCTCTCGTCCACCCTGTCGTTCAACCCGGTTCGTCCGCTGAACGCCTCGAACGGCTTCGCCACCATCGTCCGCGAGTTCAACGTCATCACGGGTGCCGTTGTCCAGCAGGCGACCGATGACGGTGCTGGTGGCTTCACCGGCAACGTGCTCTCGGGTGCCCTCAACTACGCGAACGGTGCCATCTCCGGCTTCCGGTTCACCCTCGCGTGCGGTCTGGGCAACCAGATCAAGGCGTTCTACGTCTACGACGGCGAACTGAACACCAAGATCCCGTCGATGAAGCTCGACGTCAAAAAGGCCGCAGTCGAAGCTCAGCCTCGCCGCCTCAAGGCTCTGTGGTCCAGCGAAGCCGCTGAAGACCTCCGCGCCTTCCACGGCATCGACGCCGAGACTGAGATCGTCAGCGCAGTCGCTCAGGAAATGGCACTCGAAATTGATCGTGAGATCATCGACGACCTCTTCCAGAACTCGACTTCGACCACCGGCTCGTTCGACCGCGTGCCCCCGGCTGGCATCTCGGAACTCGACCACCTGCGCTCGATGCTCACGGTCATCTCGACCGTCTCGAACCAGATCCACAAGAAGACCCTGCGTGCGCCCGCGAACTTCATCGTGACGAGCCCCGAAGTGAGCGCCCTGCTCGCTCAGCTCACCACGCATGGTGACTTCCGCGCAGCGTACGTCTCGGGCGCTGAATCGCCCTACGGCCCCGCTGACATGCCCCGCCCCCTGTCATCACAGGGTCAGTTCGGCATCTACAAGGTCGGCACCTTGCAGAACAAGTGGATGGTCTACGAAGACCCCTTCTTCCAGCGCGACCAGATGCTGATCGGCCTCAAGGGCGGCAGCTTCCTCGACGCCGGCTACGTCTGGGCCCCGTACATCCCCCTGCAGGTCACCCAGACGTTCCTGGATCCGAACGACTTCTCGCTCCGCAAGGCGATGCGTACCCGCTACGCGAAGAAGCTCTTGCGCCCGGAATATTATGGTCAAATGCGTGTGACGAATTTGTAGAAAATACCCTAGTATTCTAGGCGTCGACAGAAACCCCCGTCATCCGTTAGGCTGGCGGGGGTTTCTCCTTTCAAGGTTCCATGTCCTGCATCAAAGGCCGCACCGATCCCGACCTCTGGGAGAAGTCAAAGAAGAATGCCATCGCCCAGATGGGCGGGCGCTTCTCTGCGCGTGCGATGCAGCTTGCAGGAAAACTTTACCGGGATGCTGGCGGAGGTTACTGCGGCGCGCGCACGAAGGCCCAGACTTCGATGGGGAAGTGGTCTGACGAGGACTGGACGACCGCTTCAGGCGACAAAGCCTGCAAGACCGTGGACGGCAAGACCGTCTGCGACCGCTACCTCCCCCGCAAGGCGTGGAACAAGCTCACCAAGGCGCAGAAGGCTGCCACCCGTCGCAAGAAGCGTGGGTCTTCAGCGCAGTTCGTCCCGAACACCAAGAAGGCAGCTGCTGCTGGAGCGTCTGTGCGTCGAGAGTCAATAGAGCAACGCATGATAAACCTGCTCTCCGAGGCGCCTTCGCTCGACGACCTCCGCTATGGACCCATACAAGGCTCCGAGAGGGCTTACACGGATCGGCCTGTGCGCCGCTTCCGTTCGGACTGGAAGCTCCTCGACCTGAAGCCTCCGCCGAGCAACAGCAGCCTCGAAACTCGGATGGAGCTTGTTCTGGTGCAGCAAGCCGAGGACACGCTCACTCCAGAACTGGAGCAACGCTTCCTCCAGCAAGACGAGCATTTAGAGGAATTCTTCTCGGACTTCCTCGCGGATGCGTGTGCGCGCGAGGGGCTAAGGTTCTCTGACAAGGACCGCTCTGACCTAGACGCCATCACGAGCGAGCTGGCTACGATCAGCCAGTTCTACAAGCTGAAGTTCAATCGACCTCGCCCCGAGCAGATCGCTGACTACTACAACCTGCCTCTCGTCGTGGTGGAGTCCGAGGTCGCGCAGACCCCGGCCTACCCATCTGGGCACAGCTTTGCTTCAAGGTTCCTCGCGCGTCTCTACGGAGACCGCTACCCGACCATTCGCCCGCGCTTGGAGGCGCTGGCTGAAGATGTTGGGCAGAACCGCATCCGTGCGGGCTTGCACTTCCCTTCGGATCACCACGCTGGGGTGTACCTCGCTGACGCGGTGTATCCGCTGTTCGAGGATTGACCTCTGAGCGAGGTCGGCTTCTGCTGAAGAACGGCCCCTCACGGGGTCGTTTTTCTTCGAGCGTGTTGACTTTATGTGCGCCTCAAGCGATGAGTGCGGGAGGAGCAAACTATGATCGGACGCCTCAACAGTGTGCTCGCGGAACTTTCTCTCTTAGGAGCGGTTTCGCGCCCGATCTCAATGCTCCCTCCAGCAGCCCCTGATCTGGACCCTGGGTCTTCTGAGTCCCCCGAAGCACTGCTGGGTCCACCTTCGGACCATATTGAACCAGCCGCTTTCTCGTTGGACATCGTTCCCGAGACAGCCCCTTCTGCGGAAGTGGATGCGGCCATTGCCGCCCTCACTGAGGGGTTTCGCGAAGATTTTTCCGAACCCGCTTTCGACGACTCTTTGGTCGCCGAAGATGCCCCCGAAGATGCCCCCGAAACTGAGCTAGAGCGACCGTCTTTTGAAGTCTCGCCAGGAGTGCGGATTGGGTACAGCCGCAAGCCTTCTGCGCCGCAGCCAGTCGCTCGCCGATTGAAAGAAGCCTTCGCACGGCTGGAGCTGCTTGAAGCCTGCGTTGCGGACCTTCGCGACTCTCTGCAAGCCGTTGCGACCAGTATTCAGGAGGACACATGACAGCCGTTCGTCGTTTCCGAAAAAACCCTCACCTCCCCGTCGTCATCGTCCCCGGCCACGGACGGGTCTACGACGTCGACATCCTTGAAGGGGACCAGTACCAGCACTTTGCGCCGCACTTACTGCACGAGATTGGCGTCGCCGAGACTGCGCCGGTCTACCAGTCGGTTCCCGCTGCGGCAGCCATTCCAGCTATCCACGACGCTCTCGCCATCGCCGCCCGCGAGACTGTGCCGGTGGAAGACACTGCGCCCGTCACAACCGATCCTGTGCAGCCAGAACCACCAGCGGCAGACCTCGCCTCGCCATCGGAGCCTGCTTCCACTGAAACAGCTCCGTTCACCTCGAATCAAATCGAAAGCAATTCGGCAAACGCCGCTCCAAACGATACTCTGGAGAACACTTCGGCCCCAGTGAAGAACAAAGGGGGTAGACCGAGGAAGGCGAAGCCTGCGCCTGACGCGTAGGCAGAGGAGGTCTTGTGACCGACGACTACGGTGGTGGTGGTGGGATCAGCAGCTGCGGGATATCCCCGTCCACGAAGGTTGACGCCGACGACATGGCGCTGTGGATACTCCGTCGCCTCGGAGCCCCGCTCCTCAAGATCGAGCTGACCGAAGAGCATCTGATGGACGACATCGGACAGGCGCTTCGTTGGTTTGCAGCGAAGAAGGGCTACATCAAGCAGTATGATCTTCAACTCCAACCAGGTGTTGTGGAGTACATCCTGCCGAGCGACGTTGACGTCGTCACTGAGGTCATCTTTCCTTTTTCCAACTATGACATGAGTCCGATGTCATCCCCGTGGGCGTGGGCGTGGCCGAACGAGAACCTGGGCGTACCGCTCGCTTCAGGTGGTTTTGGCTTTGGCGGAGGCGGGCAAGGGGAGACGGGTGGGATGCTCTCTAGTTTTCTGCAGGTTTCTCAGTACTCCGATATGGCTCGACGGATCATGGGGGCTGACCCTGAGTGGCGGCAGGAGAACACGAAGCTCTACATCCTGCCGACGCGCCTCTCGCCGACGACGCCGAAGGCGCTGGTCTACTACACGGCAAATTCCTTTTGCATCACTGAACTAAAGCAGCGGGACTTTGATCTCGTCCGTCGCTACTCGCTGGCGATGGCGAAGCGCGACCTCGGGCGCATTCGGTCCAAGTATGACTCCTACCCAACGGCGGGAGGGTCTACAGGACTCGACGGCAGTGTTCTGCTGAGCGAAGCAGAGAGTGAAGTGACGATACTGGAAGAAGAAATTGGTGAGAGTGCTAAGCCGATCGGATTTATCGTCGGCTGTGTTCTGTTGTTTACGATGCTGTCACACGCAGTCGCATCTCTTTCTCAAGCGGTGTGTGATGTATCTTAAAACCGCTATTCAATACGCAGTACCAGTCGTCTAAACTATACTGCATAGTTGATGTGCGGGTCCATATGGTCCAGAGGGAGTCTGCGTGAGCAAGTGCAAGTCAATATCTGACTACCTGTGTCCTCAGCCCACGATGCCTGTGCGAGCGATGGGGAACTGTGAGTCGTTCAGCCTCGGAGATAGTGAGCGCGCGCTGTTCGACTGTATCACGAGCGAGCACGTCAACATCGTCGGAACACCTATCGCCTACTACAGACAGAACCAGCCTCAGTCGATTGTGGACCCCGTCTACAACGAGCCTGTGAAGCGTGCGTGGTTGGGTCCCTACCTGCTCAAAGCCTTCGTCACTCTATCGAAGCAAACCAGCGTCGGAATGGAGGGACTGTCGTCGACGTTTGATGGGGAGCTTTTCCTTCCTCGTTCTGAGTGTGAGCGCGTGAACATGCAGGCCCCCAGCGAAGCGGACATCATTCAAGTGTGGGACACCCCATATTTCAACACGCAGTATGCGGTCGACGGCTTCAACATCCCCGGAGCAGGGATGTTCTTCTCGATCGCCGATTCCCAAGAGGACGGAAACTTATTTGACAACCCGTCCTTTGTCGGGTTCAAGTGTGTCCTCCGCCGAACAACGCAGCAGACACCTGAACGAAAACTGATAATGTCCATCTAACGTCCGTCTGAAGAGGTTCCCCATGTCAGTCACGCCCAAGATGCTCGCGCTGCTCGATGAAGAGAACGAGCAGATGCCCGATCCGAAGATTCTCATTCCGCAGATCATCCTCGCAATGGACGCAGCGGGCATGGACCCCGGCGACGAGGGGCACCAAGAGATATTCATCGGCATGCTGAAGAAGCTCATCACCAGCAAGTCCGCTTTGCTGAAGGGCATGAAGATGTTCAACGCCTCAAGGGCGACGAAGGCTCTCAAGGTCGCCAAAGCGGCGATCTAGGAGGAACTACACGGTTGGCAGACTCACGTCTGCTCACATCGTAGAGAGCAGGACGGTTGCTGCAGCACAGCGTGAAAGTGGCCCTCGCAGTCCAAGGGGGTTTGAGTGTGGTCTGCGCGACCTGCCATCGCTACTGGGAGGGTCGCGACCGAGGTCTTCTTGGGGACCAATGCACCTCACGAACGCCGTGCGGCTCCCCGCTCTCAGGGGACGACTTCCACGAGTACGCGGGGCCGATGACTGCCTTCGACCAGTGGTGCTTCGTCTGTGGAGACAGTCCGGCGTGTGTCATCGCTAAGCCGAGTTCCTCTCGACGTTTTGGCGTATGTGAGAAGCATAAGCGCATGCTTCCGACGCTAAAGCCGACGAACATGCAGCTCCCGCAAGAAGCCCAAGCTCTCGTGAACATCGGCGGCGGGATCGAGAAGTCCCTTTCGACGCTCCTCGCGCCTCGCAAAAAGACTGTCTGGGAGCGGATCGCAGAGACGGAAGCGGAGTTTGAGAAGACCGAAGCGGAGAAAGGCTGATGGCGAAGCCCTCCTTCGACATCCGCATCGGCCCCGACATGAACGCTCGCATGACGATGGACATGATCGAGAAAGGCTTCCTGCGTCTTCGTCAGGAAGCAGTCCAACGCTACGTCGTCTACAACGCCGCGAAGATCATGCTCGAAGAGGTGGTCTCCCGAATTCCGAAAGGGGCCGACTACGCCTCGTACCGTAGCTCTCTGCGGCTGGTGCAGTCTGGCGTCGTCAACCCTGTCTTCGCTGTGGCTGCGGAGCCTGCCAAGGTCGAAGAGGTGGACGGCGCTCGCGAGGTCATCTACTTCAAGCCAAAGAACGCCCAGAAGCCGCACCCCGCCGTAAAACTGCTGATGCAGTACCAGCCGTGGACTGCCGACACGCTGCCTTTCAAGCCTCCGGCGTCGATCGCGCTGATATCGAAGCGGAAGGTGTCGACTCGCGAGGTGGACGGGCTGCGCGAGAAGCTCTTGAAGAGCCGTCCTGAGTGGACCAAGGCGTTCAAGGCCGAAGGAGTGAAAATCGCTCCTCCATCAAAGACAGAGGCGTCGACCGACTTGGCGTACACAGCGCTGAGGTTGGAATACGGACTCGGTGGCTCTCGCAGCGTCGCTCACTGGCGCCCCGCCCTCGTCGCGACCCAGCAGAGAGTGGCCGCGCTGTTCGAGAGCGATGACCAACTCGCGAGAGCGATGCTGGATTGGGACTTCGATGGCTGGAAGGCATGGAGGAATTTGTCGGCTCCCCCCGTTCCCGGCACGGACATCGATTCATTTGAAGAGTTTCAAGACAAAATTAGATAACCGCGATAGAACAACAGCACTCAGGAGGACTTATGACCGTCAGCATCTCCCAGAAACTTACAGGCATCCGCAAGAGGATCATGGAAATGGAAGGCGAGGCGTGGGGGCCAGACAGCTCCGTCGACACGGAGCACAACGACGGCGAAGCAGGCAGCGGCGAGGCGGAGAATGTCAGCGACGTGAACGACATCCTCATCAACTACATGCTCGACATCGCCGCTGGCGTCGAGGAGGACTACGACCTCGACCCAGAAGCCGCTGTCGACTTCGTGTTCGACGCCGCAGACGCTGTTGCAGAGGAAGGCTCGTTGCCGTTCATTCCTGAAGAAGACGACCTCGTCGCCACTGCAGAGTGGATCGGCAAAGCGAAGATCATGGCGTTCGGCGACATGGTCATGGCAATCGCCGACACGCAGCTTGGCGAGGATGCTTAATTCCAGATGACCGACTCGTCCGTTCTCCTCGAACAGACACTGGGTGCTCTTCCGAACGGTGATGTTGACCTGCGGTCCTTTGACCAAGGCTTCATCGAGTCAATGGGTGGGCGGGTCAACGGTGACCGTTTCTACGTCACTATTGATGGAGTGGAACCCCCGCCAGGGGATCCGGCCATTCCCGTTCACTTCATGTACCCAGAAGATTTCTACGCGAACTTCCGGTACCCAGCTTTCGTGATTACGAGGGACGACGTCTCTATTTCAACCCAGCGACTCCATCCGTTCACTCCGAAGTACCGTGCCCCCGCAAAGACGGCGAACTACGTTTCCGCGCAGACTCAAGCAGGTCTGCGAACGCGGGCCGACCGCGTGGTGATGCAGGACTCCGGCACGCCTTACGACCTCACCTACACGATCAACATCTACAACTCGTTGCGTGGCGGGCAGGGGAGGTCGGCGGCGAATCGGATGCTCACACACGTCCTGAAAATCTGGCCGGTGTACGGGCAGGTCTGGGTGACTGATTCGCTTGGGGAGGCGCGCTCCTACGAAGCCTTCAACGAGGGTATTGTCAATTTGGATGACGTCGCGGGCATCCTTGAGCGTATGATTCAGTTTGCAGTAACCATCAGGGTCGAAGCAGAATATGATCTCGCCGACCCGACAATTACCCGCACCGTGACTCAACCCCCTATACTCTCTCTTCAGAGGAAGACCCCATGAGCAAGTTCTACAACACGTCGCGCGGTTCGGTTTCGGCCACCATCGACGGTGCGGTGGCGGTTTTCGCCCCGAAGCATTGGACGGAGCTGGCGGGCAATTTCGAGTTGTCTTCCTCGCTGAAGAGCTTGTTAGACCAAGGGATATTGGTGCCTGGAGCCCCTCGCGTCGTCGTGACCCCTGCTCGGGCATCCAAACTACGCAATCCAGTCCTTCCCAAGAGGGAATTGAAGTCGAAAACCGAAGTCGCTCCCGCAAAGGTTGAAGCGCCCGCCGTGAAGGCGAAAGAAGACTCCCCGAAGGCGAAAGAAGCCTTACCACTTCTGTCGCCCGACAAGACTTGATTCAACCTCCCCGCGAGCCCGTTCAACTGTAGGAGCACAAAATGACCGAATTCCTTTCACCCGGTGTCTTCGTCGAGGAAGTCCCCACTGCGGCGCAGATCGTCCCCGGTGTGACAACGTCGAACCTCGGCATCGTGGGCTACGCTGCTCGTGGTCCTGCCAACGAGGCCGTCCTTGTGCAGAGCTTCGAGCAGTACACTCGGGCGTTCGGTGGACTCGTCGCGCAAAGTTTCATGCCTTTGTCGTTGGCGGCGTTCTTCGCTAACAGCGGGCGTCGCGCGTTCGTTGTCCGTGTCCCTCCGGCTGACGCAGTGGCTGCCAACGCGAAGATTCAGTCAGTCCTCACCGATGACAGCATCGGCACAGGTGACGGCGTACTCACAGAGTTCTCCGGCTCGTTTCCGACTGTGGCAGGAGCCAGCCCGCTCGTACCCGGCTCGATCAACGTCAACTGGCGTTCTGCGGGTGCCCCCGTGGTCGCCCAGAACACTCGTGACCGCGACAGCGTGGCCAACCTCACATTGGTGACGGCTCAGGCAAGCTACGAGGGTCGCATCAACCCCACCAGCCTCCCAACGCTGGTGAACAACCTCGACGCGGTCGTTCGAGGAACGGTCACGATCAATTTCACGCTCACCGGCCCTGGCGCTCAGGCGATCCTGATCCCGACAGGGACGGGATCGGTCGTCCAAGCATCGGTCGGCAACGGCATCGACGGCGCGCTCGTGACTCTTGACTCGCGCTCGGGTCGCTTCTCGCTCCGCACTTTCGGGACGTTTGTGCCGGTTCTCGGCGACAACGGAGTCCTCGTCACTGCAGACTTCACTCCGACCTCGGCTACGCACACGGCTGTGGACGGTTTCGCGGCGATCACTATCGTTGCAGGCGCGTCGCTCGTGGACACCAACGCCTTCATCATCGACGACGGCGTCAACCCTCCCGTCACCTTCGAGTACGACTCGAACGGTGCGTCGACCGGCCTGCCCATCCCGTTCACGCTCGCGGATGCCACCTCGGTCGTCCAAGCCGCCACGATTGCCGCCATCAACAACGCCCCCCTGCTTCTGCTTAAAGCGGAAGCCGTGGCGGGGTCTTCGACCCAAATCAAACTAGTGCCGAATTCATCGGTTGCACCAACGCCTGTCTTATCGGAGACGGTCGCAGCAGCGGGTTTCTCCGTGGCTCCCACGGTCGCTTCGGCAGCAGGTCTGTGGCTTGGGGATGTCGCGACCCCAGGGTCCGTGGACTACTCATCGGGTGCGTTCGCTCTCGACCTGACCGGCTTCGTGCCATGCAACAAGAGCCCGCTCCTCGCGGACTACATGCTCAACGCTTGGTCGGTGAACCCGATCTCGGTTGGCGCGTGGGGCAACAACGTCCAAGTCCAGATCGCAGGATCGCCCAACTTCTTCAAGGCGGCGACCGGCTCATACACTCGCTTTGACGTGCTTGTGCTTTTGCGAGAGACATCGACTTCCGCCTTCAACGTCGTGGAGCAGTACGAGGAAGTGGTCTTCGACGACTCCTCGTCGCCAGTCTACTTTGCGGACGTCGTGAACGAACTATCCGACTACCTCCGCGTCACGGAACCCGCCGGAGACATCCCTCCGTATCAGTTGAACGCGGTCCCGCACTCGCTGGTGCTCGGCGGTGGTAATGGATTGGCCCCCAACCGAGTGTTTTCGACAACCCTTGGTGGCCCTGCTGCACTTCGCACAGTGTCCATCAGCTACACCGACACTGGCGGCGCTGCTCGCGTCATCACGGACGACGGTGACGGCAATCTGGTGGGGTCTGTACTGTCTTCGGCAGTCAACACCATCGACTACGAAACTGGTGCAGTTGAGTTCACCACCCTGAACAACATCAAGGGTTCTTCGCTGGTGGTAGCGACGTTCGCCTCCCAAGCCGACGAGACGGTCCACTCTGATACCCTTGGGGACGTCTCCAAGAACTACCTTCTGGGAGCCGAGGGGACTTTCGACTCAGCGAACTGGGGTCGCGCACAGTTTACCGACGTCACGACGCTCGGTGCGACCGACAAGGGCATGTTCGCCTTCAACAAGGTCGAAGAAATTCTGCAGGTCGCCATTCCTGACTTTGCTGGGAATACGATCACGACCGCAGACCAGCTCGACTATGCTGCGGGCCGAGCGATCCTTCCTTCGGGTGGCGACCGCTTTATCATCCTCACCACGCCATCGGGCCTGACGGCGCAGAGGGCTGCGGATTGGTTCCGGTTCAGTCTTGCGCGGTCCTCGGATTACGCGGCGGTCTATTGGCCTTGGGTCCGTGTCACCAACCCACTGATGAACAACCGGCCTTTGCTGATGCCCGCCTTGGGACACATCGCAGGTGTCTATGCGCGCACCGACAACAACAAGAACGTCGGAAAAAGTCCCGGCGGCACAGTAGATGGCGCTCTGACTTACCTCGTGGAACTGGAGACAGCCCCGACGCAGTCCGACCGTGATATTGTCTACCCGAACAAGATCAACGCGCTCATCTCGACCCAGCAAACAGGGATTGCGGTGTGGGGTGTTCGCACCATCTCGCAAGTCCCCGACTGGCGCTACATCAACGCAAGACGCTTGTTCATGTTCATGGAGAAGTCGATCTTCAACGCAACTTGGTGGATCGTCTTCGAGAACAACGGTCCCGGTCTGTGGACGCGTATCAAGACGCAGCTGGACTCCTACTTGGGAAATCTGTTCGCGCAGGGCTATTTCGCGGGTGTGAATCCGGCGCAGGCGTACTTTGTGGTCTGTGACGCCTCGAACAACACGCCAGCAGCCATCGAATCAGGTCAGGTCATCATCGACGTCGGCGCTGCGGTGAACAGACCTGCTGAATTTGTCCGAATGCGCTTTCAAAGCAAGAGCTTGAATAGCTGATACACGGCCACGGGGTCCGTATGGTCCCTGTGGTATTTATCGTCGAACCGACCTACTCTACCAACCTGCAGGAGAACTATCATGGCTTCACTCTCGATCGCGAACATCTCTTTGACGTCTTTCTTCCTCAACGACATCTACGTTGACATCGACGCGGGGCAAACTGTCGTCGTCAGCCGCTCAGCTGCAGAGATTTCCTCAATGCTTGGCTTGCAGGCTGCCGTTGCTGACGGTGTTCTGACTGCAACCATCACTCCCACGGCGGACGAATTGGCTTCGTCGCCTCTCGCGTCGCCTCTGTCGCCTGCGTCGGTCACCGCCTTGGCGACCGCTCCTGTCGCGGCTGCGGCTATCGACTCCGCTCCGGTCATCTTCCGCAAGGCATTCACAGCAGGCGGCGCTTCGGGCACCCTCGACGACGTGACGATCTACGCGGTCAACACTCTGCCTTACAAGGTCCGCATCCTCGAAGCGTTTGCGCTCATATCCACGGCGGGCCCCGGTGCCTCCGTTCTCGCGGTGCGCTCGGCTGCAGCTGGCGGCGGCACCCTCGCTGCGACTGTCCCTGCCGACGTCCTCGGCGCGGCGCGCATGATTGGCCCGAACGCTTCGGTGGTCTTGACCCCCGGATCGCTCGTCGGCTTGTTCATTCGTCGTGACCGCTCGACGGTCGGCGAGATCATCCTCACCGCTCGTCGCGAAGCCTGATAGTCGAGTCTTGCGAATTTTAGAGCTTCAAGGAGATTACTATGGCGAGACCTGCGAGTACCGACTTCCTGCACTCAATGCGGTTCCATGTGACCACGGACGGATCGCCTTTAACAGGTATTCCTGACGCACTCCGTCCTGAGATGAGCGCGGCGAATACTCCTGCAGGATTCATGTCCTGCACGACGCCAGAGGCAACGACTGAGTCTGTCGAATACCGTGAAGGACACTTTAACTACTCCCAGAAGTATCCCGGCAATACGACTGTCAACGAAGTCACCTTGCAGAAGGGTGTCACTCCGATGAACTCGAACTTCTGGAACTGGCTCAAAGTCGTCATCGAGGGTTCAGGCAACTACCGCACTGAGGTCACGATCAAGCACTTCAACCGATCTGTGTTGGCTGGATCAGCGCCTTTGACTGGTCAGTCGACAGGGGGGAATGGATCGCCGAGATCGAGGGCGAACCAGACCGACGCTGTTGCTTCGCGCACCTACACACTGTACGAGGCGTTTCCGATCCGCGTGAAGGTCGCTGGAGACCTCGATGCGACGTCCAGCGATATCTCTGTGACGGAACTCGACATCGCTTTCGAGTATTTCAGCGTAGAAGACGCTGACGTCGCAGTCGTCCGAAATTCAGCCTGATTTTTCAGAGGTACTGAGGGAACGCTTGGGTTTGAGGTAGCCTCAACTCAGGCGTTTCCCTTTGAGGGGGTGACAAATGGCGCGCAACCCACTGCTCGATCCGCTGCGCGGCAGCAACTTCTGGCTTTACGACGTCGCTCCGATCGACTTCGCTCCAGCACTGCCGATTTTCACGCCACTATCTGGATTTTCGAGCATCACTGCGCCTGAGATTACTATTGAGACTCAGCAGATCAACGAGGGGAACTGGGCCTTCACCAAGACTGCCGTGAAGGGTGCGAGCGTCGGTGCAATCACTCTTTCCCGAGGAGTGAGCTGGTTTAATTCGGACTTCTGGCGCTGGATCATGTCCGCAGTAGAGGGTTCGACAGGCAGCACTTTTTCGACAGGCGGGATTGGTCTGAATATAGGCAGCACTTTTTCCACAGGCGGTACTGCTTTGCCGATAGGGGGCATCACCTATCGTCGGACATTGCTGCTGGTTCATTTCTTTCGCAACACACCTGCCTCATCGGTTGATGATCAGATCAAACTAGCGCTGGGGTCGGCGAGCGCCCTATCACTGACGACAGGTTTTGCGGTTGGAGCCGGAGCAGGTGCAGCCACTGGTCTTGCGGCGGGTGTCGCGTCAGGGCTTCAACTAGGGTCCCAGAATGCTGCTGCGGGTACGTTCAACGCGGGCTTCGCCCCGCCGTCCAGTGGTTCTAACTCGATGGGGATCAAAATACCGGCGCGAGCGTTCTTGCTCAAGAACTGCATTCCTATTCGCTACAAAACAGGGACGGACTACGACGCCAGCTCTGGGCAAGTCTCTATACAGGAGCTGGACGTGCAACCTGAAACGGTGGAGGAAATCTCGCTGGCAGCATAATGTGAGGGCATGAATCCTCGCAGCGCTCGAAATCAGCAGCAAGCACACCAGGCTCTCTTGCAACAGCAGGCTCGCGAAGCTGCGATGCTCGCTCTCCTTGCCCAACAAGAGGGCACCACGACGGCCAACGTGGGGTCATACGCTGTTCCCCTCGGAGAGCCCGCAAAGAACCCGTTCCCGCCTCCTGTGGCGTCTGGGTGGGAATCACCATCGGTCAGGGCGCTCCGTGCGCTCGGGGCTGGTGACCCTGAGTACCGACGAGCCTTACGCGCTATGGGCTGGCTGCCCTGATTGAGGGCACACTTCGTGTGGGCTTTTCCTGCGAGTGTGATACATCGAATGTGAGGTAGAGAAGTATGCTCAACATGGACGCGGGCCATATGGTCCCATCAGGTGCCCTTTTGACGACGACCCCCGAAGACACCATCAGTCGCAGACTCTGGTCGCTGACCGTGTTCGACGCTGCCCATGGTAGGTGCGCGAACTGCGGCGGCGAACACAAGCTGAAGCCTCGGCTCATCGTGCCGGAGGAGGCTGGTGGAAAACTACTGCTCGCGAACTCAGTCCTCCTCTGTCGCGCTTGCGAGCTGGCATCCAGCGTGTCGCCGAGGAAGCTGGCAGAGCAGGAGAGACGGCTGGTCAACATCTGGGTCTCGGACCGTCTCTATAAGAAGTTGCAGGAACGGCGCGACGTCGGACACACGTCAAGCATGGGCGCGCTGGTCCGCTATATGATGGGCAGGTACGTCGCCGACCAAGGTCGCTTCGACGACCTTGCCTCCTATCAGGACGCGGGGTCCGATGTTCGCCTCAACATCTGGGTCGAGTCCAACCTATACGCGACCTTCAAGACCCTCGTTGACGGTCAAGGACTGACCGTGACGTCGGCGCTCAAGGCTCTTTTCTGTATGTACGAGGCGGAAGCCTCACCTTTGGTAGACGCAGCTGGAAGGAACAAGACGTGAGCGACAAAGCCCCCACATTCTCGGACAACATCAACCAAAACCTGCTGGAGACACCGAAGGCGTCGAACGGTGTGTTCGATTTGCCGTGCGGCTACCTCGACAACCACGGGGTGCTCCACACAGAGGTCCATCTGCGAGAAATGACGGGGCGCGAAGAAGACCTTCTCGCCACGCCGAAGCTCGGGGTGCAGAAGAAGCTAGGGATGCTGCTGGCGGCCTGTTTGGAGCGCATTGGCACCATCACGGACCGAGGGCAGTTCCCCAGCATCATCTCCCACCTCCCGACGGGCGACCGCATTTTCCTGCTGCTGGCCCTTCGTCGCACGTCTCTGGGAGACGAGTTTCCCGTCGAGGAGTTCTGTCCGGAGTGCAAAAGCAAGGGCAACTACGTCCTCGACCTCAGCGAACTCACCGTCCAGAAGATGACGAACCCGACGGTTCGCGTGTTCGACGGAGTGCTCCCTTCGGGTAGATCGGTTCGGCACCGGCTCGGGACGGGCGCAGACGAGGAGCGCGCCAGCAAGGTCGCTGACGACGAGAAGCCCTCCGCCATGCTCCTCGCACGCATCGATCTTCTCGACGGAAAAGCACCGACGATGACTGACATCAAGGGGCTGTCGTTCCGAGATCGTCAGGGCCTGCGGACCCTGATGGAAGGGCAGGACGGCGGCGTGGACACGGAGATGGACATGCAGTGTCCTGTCTGCAGCCACGAGTACAAGAGCGAACTGGACTTGGGCCAGTCCGGTTTTTTCTTCCCGGGTCGAGTCCAGAAGGGCTCGAAGACGAAATCGCCTTCATGATGGAGTCGTTCGGAGCAGCGTATGTGGACATCATGAGCATCCCGACGACCCGGCGTCACAGGCTCATTCAGTGGAAGGTCGAACTGGAGAAAACCCGCGCAGAGAAACAGCGGCAAGCAGACTCGCAGTCTCGATCTCGCACAAGACGCTGACGGTGGACCGTGATACGAAACGAGGGACTAGACCTCCGAAGGAGCATCGATGGCCCTCAACTTCGGGCTCGGATTCAGTTTCAGGGGAAACGATCTTGGCCTCGGCAAGGCCGTCAACGGGCTGAGCAGGGACTTCCGCTCGCTCGGCAAGGAGATGCTCGGGCTCCAGCGCATGCAGACCATGCTGGCTGCGCTGAGCTTCGACCGGCTCAACGAGCTGGGCGACAAGCTGAAGACGCTCGGGACGGGCGGGCAGGAGCTGACTGACAGTATCGACGAGACCTTCACCGGGTACAGCAAGGAGCTGTCGAAGTTCGGTGTCGCCGTCGGGAAGACCGGCGAGGAGATGAAGACCTTCAAGAAGGCTGCTTCGTCGATGGCGTACGGTCTCAACATGGATGTTGGGGCGGCGGTGAAGGCGCTCTACGGATTCGATGCCGGGACTAAAGACCTGAAGGTGGCAGACATCCTCGCCAAACTTGGCGTCGACAGCGCGAAGACACTCGCCAAGTTCTCTGAGCAAGCGGGTGTCGACGCAGCGAAGTTCTCGTACAACTTGCTTCAGATGGGGGTGAACAGCCACCTCGGCGCCGACGCTGTTGCCCGGATCGCCCAAGAAGCCACCCTCTTCGGGCAGGAGAGCAACACACTCAACGAGTCCCTCGGGGCGATGGACGAACTGACGGCATTGCTTCACACGCGGTCCATCCTCGGCGACTCCCCGAAGGCAGTTGAGTCGTTCGGTAAGCAGACCTTCGGTGCAGCGCGCGCCCTCTACGCCCTGACTCAAGATGGGGCTCACGCGAAAGAAGCCGCCTTTGAGTTGGCCTCCGTCCTCACCAAGAGCAAGAAAGGATTCGCGGACCTACTGGTGGGTTCGGCCACTGCCCTCCCTGACTTTACAAAGGCTTTCGCGGCCTACGGCCCCGGTGTCGATGCCGCCTTCGAGGCGATGAAACAAGGGCCGCAGGAGTTCATGAAGACCCTCGCGGAAGTCGTAGACCGGACAGAGAAGAATGGGGGCGACGTCGAGGCAGCTTTGGCCTTGTTCCGTCCCCACATGGAAGCCTCGTTGGGAGAGAAAACGACGGAGATGCTCGTAGGCAACTTGGGGGACGCGAAAAAGCGCGCGATGCTTATTGGTGGTGTCGCCAAAGACGCGAGCAAAGTTTCGCTGGGGGAGATAGCCAAGACCTACGAGACGGGCCTGACTGCGGCGGCGATCTTCGAGCGCCAGCAGCAAGGCTTCATGCATCGCTTCCGCAACCTCTCGACCGTGTCAACGAATCAGTTTCTGTCGGACAGCCAAGCGTCATTCAACAGCTTCGGCGCGAAGATGGAGAAAGTCGCGGCGGAGGGTGGCCCGCTCAGCCTCGTGATCGGCAAACTCGCGGACATTCAGAAGTACGGTGCGAAGGGCCTGTTCCCTGCGAACCTTCAAGGCCCGCTGGCAGCGCTCGGAACGGCAGCTGAAACCCTGATAGGACCGTTAGCCAAGCTCCGCTCCATCGGCATCGACCTGATGTCTCCGTTCGGCGCTCTGGTCGGAGTCTTCGCAGGGCTCGGCGCTAAAATGCTGTCCAACTTCGTCACCATCGAGGACCAAGTGGGGCCCGCGTTGGAGAAGATGGCTCTGACGACAGCAGAGCGCACGAGCATCATCGCCAGCATGGCGCTTGAGGAGACGGGGAAAGAAATCATCGTTTTCATGAAGGAGAAGCTGCCGAGATACCTTGAGACAGGCATCAAGTTCATCTCCAACTTCGCGCGCAAGCTCTTGTCCGGCGGACTCTTCGGTGACGGCGCTATCACCGGAGACAAGGACACCGACGCAATACTGAATGCTGTCATCTTCACTTTGAAGGAAGCTTTCGGCAAAGCCCTCGCCTTCGCCAAGGAGATGTTCACAGGGTTCATGTCGGGGCTGATGGGAGAGAAGATCGACCCGAAGGCTGGGGACGCGACAGTCATTGGCGGAGCCATCGGGACCATGCTGCACGACGCCTTGATATTCGCGTTCGGCGAGGCGAAGAAAGCGCTGACGGGGATGTGGGGCGGTCTCATGGGCGACCCCCTTGCGGAGGACGCAGGCACCTCTGAAACGCTCGGGCACTCCCTCGGTGAGACGTTGCGAGTTGCGTTCGACTTCGCGCTTGAGGAGCTGAAGACCTATATGGCGGGGTGGTGGGATCGGATGGTCGCCATCTGGAACGACCCCAACAAGACTTTCATGGAGAAGGTGAAGGCGTGGTTCGGCGAGTCTCTTCCGCTTCTGATCGCCGGAGCCATCATCGGCCTCACGTTCTTCGGCCCCATTATTGCCGCCTTTGCCTCGCTTGCTGGGTTCATCTTCAAGTTGGCATTTACAGCTCTTTGGGAACACAGCTTGAAGCAGGTCTTCATAAACATCGCGACCAAGATGTGGGGCTGGTTCTTACGTTTTGGGAAGTTCTTGTTGAATGGGATCGGGACCATCATCAGGGGGATTGCGAGCTTCCTCTGGAATGTTCTCACGACCGTCTTCCGGACGATCGTCGGAGCCCTCGGCGCAGCGGGACTCATCGTCGTCGCTGCGTTCGTTGCGTTCTTTGTAGGCATGTTCACAATGGCTGAGCAGGAGGGCGACACGTTCCAAGAGACGTGGGACCGGATGTGGAACACCATCTTCACGACGTTCCAGTACTACGGCAATCAAATTTGGGGCGCTTTGAAATTCGTTGGCGAAAACGTCGTCGTGATCTTCAAGAACCTCGGTGCTGGAATCGCGAACTTCTTCTTGGGGACGTGGGATTCGGTGATGGAGATAGCCACCACGGGCTACAACTTCATGACGAAGATAACGAATTCCCTCGTTGCAGTGCTGCTGAGTCCAATAACCATGATGTTCCAAGTGATCGGGAAACTGATCTCCGGTCTTGGGGATATGATTGCGAACAACCCCAGCATCTCGTCCTTGTTCGACATCGATCCGGCCACCGTCGCGGGACTGCAGAACACAGGCAAGGCTCTTCAAGACATGAAGAGCACGGACATCATTCCGGCGGCTGAGAAGATGGCTGACCATGTGAAGTCGCGACGCTACGATATGCTGGACTTTGCTGATTTCGACGGCGGGCCAAGCCTTGGCCAGATGCTGCTTGATATAAACGGACCTGAGAAAGCTCCTGCCAAGGAAACAGAGGCTGAACTCGAACAAAGGAGGAAAGACTTCCGCAAGGAGCAGGGTAAAGGTGCCCTCACAGAGGCTGAACTCGAAAAAGCAAGAAAAGACTCCCGTGCGAGGAGGGGTGAGCGTGCGCTCACAGAGGCTGAACTAAAAAAAGAGAGGAAAGACTCCCTCGCGAAGAGGGGAGGGCTGCCCGACTTAGCGATGGGGGGTCTGCCCGACCTCGCCATGGGCGCTGGTGTGTTGGCCGATAAGGGTGGTCCGACGGATTGGGTGAGCGTGGCGTCGGCGAACAAGGAAAACTCCGCAGCTGTCGTCTCAGCGCTTGAGAATCCGAAGTGGGCGGCTGACCAGATTACGGAGGCCGCGAAGCAAACAGCCATCCTCGAAACCATCCGCAAGGTGTTGGAAGAAAACCGCGCCTCTAATGCTGCAGCTGCAGCCGGAACCCGAACCGGAACCCGATCCGGAACCAGAAGCTCGTCTCCTGCCGCAGGCGCAGCGCGCACCACCTCTCCAGCCCCGCTCTCCCCGCGCTCCGGCACAGGCCATCACGGGCTTCCACCCCCTTGAGGTAAGCAATGTCTGTCGTCGTCTCTCGACAAAGCCGACTGCGCTTCAAGAACCTGCTCACGGTGCGGGGCGTGACGTTTTGGGAGATGGACAACCTCCCCACCGTCCCGATCCAGCCGTCCGACTTCTACATCGTCGTCAACATCACTGATCGCATCGACAACCTCGCGTTCAGCTACTACGGAGACCCGAACCTCTGGTGGGTCATCGCGCTCGCCAATGACCTCTACCTCCTCCCCACAGACCTGCAGGTCGGAGCCACCATCCGCATCCCGTCGCCGACCTACGTTGCCAGCACCTTGTTCGCCAAGAACACGAAGCAGTAGGAGGGCGCATTGAAGACCGACTTCTCAAGCCCCTTCATGCGGGCGGAAATCATCAAGAGTCCGGGGCCGACGGAGCAGCGGTTCTCTTTGTCCGTCAACAGCGACCAAGCGAATCCACAGTCCCTGAAGCCCGTCGCTCTCACAGGAACAACTGCCGGGGAGAAGGTCGTCGGTCCGCTCTTTGCCAGCACTCTTTCCTACCTGTCCTCGGTGACTGTCTCGATGGACTTGGGAGGGGTGCCCACCATCGACGTCGTCCTGACGCCGACATTGGAGGACGCGAGGACGATCCTCGACTCGACGCTGCTGGAGTACCCCCTCAGCGCCATCGAGGTGACACTTGGCTACTCGACCGGCTCAGAAGGAAGGTTTGAGACGCCTCCGTTTCAAGGGATTCTACAGCCTCCAGAAGTAAACTTCGGTACTGACGTGACCATTACGCTGAAGGGCGTCGGCACGGCGGGCTACTACCTCGCGGCCACAGCAAAGTCCGGCGTCGAGGTGAAGCAGACCCGCCGAAAACACATCGAAGACCTCGTCAAGAAGCTGGGTGTTGAGACGGACTACAACGAGTGGATTCTCGATCCACTCGCAAAAGCGGCTCTGGATGGAGAGGAGAATCTCTCCACTGCAGGGACGTCTTTTCTGCACCTCATCTCGCAGATCGCTCGAAGATGCGGCTGCTGGGTCAACACCTTCGATGGCAATGCCACCAAGGGCGACAATGCCGATCCCTTCCGAAAACTGAAGCTCATCTCGCAGGTCAAGATGATCCTGCAGAAGCCGCTCGCGCTCTTCACTCTCTACGACTTTGAGTTCGGGGGTTTCGGGTCTTCGATTGCGGGCAATGGGATCTACCCAATCCTCTCCGTCTCCGTGGGTGAAGGTCTGTCTGCAATCTTCCTCTCGGGGTGGGCCAAAAAACTGCGACAAAGTTCGATCAACCAGACCACCCACGAGTCTTCCTCCGCTGAGTCTGGCCCCCAGAACGCTACGGTCGCGGGAGATGACTCGGCTCAGACTGGTACCAATTCCAAGTCGAACGATGCCTCGGAAACCGTACCCC